GGAGTATTTTTCGGTGACGAGATAATAAGAACAGTTTGCGCTATCACTCTGATGTTGAATGATGCCCTTCCGTTCTAATTTTTTCATAACCGGGTTACGGCAAGGAGAAGTGATAATAAGATTTCCTGTTTTAAGGAAATCTTTAAATACAGCGATTTCTTTCTCAGATAAACGAAGCAATACTCGTTGCTCTGGTAGTAATGAATAATGCTTTTGAATATGTGCTCGCAATCTTGAGAAGGAAATGGCGACCACGAAAGAAAAGGCAAAAACGATAATCTGAAAGAGCCAAGGTATTTCAGTATAAGCATTGAATGCGACAGTAAACTCTTTCGGTATCAGCCAGAGAGTGAGACCAAAAATGATAATCGTATACATAAGTCTTTCGAGTGGCTCGTTAGCAAAAAATTTCAACAATGGAGTAAATACATCCAACATATCAATAACTCTCAACTGTAAGGGTATTGAAATGTTAACACAAGCTCTCGCTGTAGGGGTATAGCCGAGACCACCGAAGCCCGGAGGTGGTGAAATAAAACCGGGCACAACACGAAGGCGCATTTCCGATATCCATAAAGAGTCGGTCTTGTCTGTTAAATTTAAATGGAGGGAGTGCGCCTCCGGTTGTAAATAACGACATTGCTGTGTGTAGTCCTGGCGGCATCAGTTTTTTTCTTGAAGTTCGGCTGATGTCCGCCCTTTTTAAAGTGAATTTTGTGATGCGGTGAATGCGGCTAAGCGCACGTGGCACAGTTAAAAGTCATGTTAGTCCTTATTGGTTTGGGTGGGAAAGCCGACTGTAATTGTTAACTGGTTGCAGTCACCTGGAGGCACCAGGCACCGCATCAACAAAGTTCATTTGTAAAAATGGAGATAATTATGATTGCACATCACTTCGGAACTGATGAAATACCACGTCAGTGTGTGACTCCTGGCGATTATGTTCTTCATGAAGGCCGGACATATATTGCCTCGGCAAACAATATTAAAAAGCGAAAACTATATATTCGTAACCTGACCACAAAAACATGC